GTTCTGCCAGTTGGCTATTGAACAGGTTTGATTGCTTCGCCAGATCGGAAGTAATCGGATTCAGCTCCCGGCCGCGCTCGAGGAGTTTCCGTAACCCTTCCTCGCCCTCCGCGAGCAATGGCATCAAATCCTGATAAGACCCCTTCAGAACTTCATTGGCCAAAGCCATCTTGCGCGGATCGTCATCTGACATGCGGGATAGCACGCCGGCGAGCTGGATCAACACGTCCTCGGAGGTTTTGCCCGTTATGCCCAGCTTCTCCAGGTTGTCGTTATGCTCAACCATGTACTTGGAGACATTCTTGAGTCCCTTTGCCAGGCCATCCAACTTGGTATCGGATTGCGTAGTGGCAAGCTCCCAGGCGCCAAGCTGCTCTGCCGATAATCCGGTTTTTTTGGAGAGAGTCTCCATGGCATCAGCAGTCGTGATAACGTTCCTCGCAGCTCCCAATGCGCCAAGTGCGACCACCCCCATGGCTGCGGCAGTGGCCGCACCAGCTGTGGCAGCTATCCCGCCGAGACGGGACAGTACCGCATTTGATGACGAAATCTCCTGGGTCAGGTCACGCGTAATTTTCTTGGCTTCATCCGCACCCCGGCGGTAACCGGAGGGATCGGCCGTGATATCGATGTTGACGTCTTTGTCGGTCAAGAGACTATGCCCCAGTCGTTCGCCAGCATGTCGGTCTGACTGCAAAGCCACGGAACGATCTCTCCGGTCGCCGTCTTCATATCCACGTGCGCGTGATACTTGATATCCGTGCCTTCTGGGTAGATACCGAGCAATGGTGGACGATTCACTTTGAAGATACTTCCAGGAACCAGGAAGAGAAACATTCCCTTTCCATTCCAACCATCACGGGAGACTTTCTTTCCCAGTTTCAGTGCTTCAAGTGCTTGCCCAAAATCCATATCATTTGCCTTCATACATGCACTCCAGCGCGGCGCGCTCCATCAAACGAAAATCGGGGAATATGTCTCGCCTCTCTTTGCGCTTCACGCCGAGCACGGAATACACGCTCGACAGTGAGCCGTAATTCAGGCCGACCGGGCCGCTGAAAGCCATGATCCATTGCGTCATCATGTGCTTGAAGACCATGACAACGGCCCAGTTTTCCGGCCAGACCGCGAAATCCCCATCATGCACTTCGCCTTCCCATCGCAGCCCGAGCGCGGCAAGCTCTTCACTATCGCATGGCACCTGGCTGTCCGGTCCACGGACCAGCCAGCGGGCGGCCTCAATCAGTTTTTTTCCCGGGCCTTCATGAGATGATCGCTCCAGGCCGTCACGATGTCGGCAAAGGGAGCGGGATAGTTCTCCATGAGGTCGGTGAAAATTTGTGCCGATGCTTCGACTTTGACGTCAGCCTCGTCCTGTACGCTGGCGACGATATCGAGCAACGTTTCAGCGGCCGGGCGCTGGCTATCCTTAAGTCCTTCAAGCCACGCGCGAGCTGCTGACTTTCCCATATGCCTGTATTCCAGTTTCAGCATGAGCGAAGGCGCATCGCCGTGCGCGCGAATCTCCTGATCCCCCATGAAGGTCGGCGCCGGCGCGATTTTCAGCTTGGGTTCTTTCATCGGCTTCATATGGCCACGATCCTGAGTTCATCATTGCCGCTCGCTCCAGGGACCACCCGCAGGTTATATTTGGATAGCGCGCGACCGTTCAGATCCGACTCTGCGGGGGTGATGAACTGTACCGCTGGCATGTAAAGCAGCACCTTGTTGCCTGCCACTGTGCCATGTACCAGGCCCAGGCTCTGGGTGCTGTTTGCCTTCACGCTCGTCATGAATGCCACTTCCTGTGCGGCGGTCAGATCGAGCTCCAATGTGCCGCCGATCTGCCTGTTGGTGACATCGATGCTCTCCCCGCCGAGCAAGGGCGTATGAACCACATCATTGGCAAATGGCAGCTCAAGGCCACGTGAGGGGTAGCTAGTTCCGCCGGACAATGCGCCCGCTGCATAGGTGCAACCGAATGTCAGGTCACCGGTATTTGCGTCGCTGACGGACAAAGGCGTTTTCCATGCCGAGAGCGTGAGGCTGGGATTGGCCGCCGCAGTCATGTTTCCGTCCAGGCCCATGAACTTGAAAGAAAACACCGGGCGGGTGCCGATACCGGCTTTGAGCGTGCAATCGCCGCGCGCGCCGAGGAGCTTGTGTAGGACGCCTGAGCGGTAATAATAAATCGTCAGTGATTCCTGTGAATCGGTAATGGGCGTGTAATCCGCACTTACCCCGGCGTTGAGCGTTTCAGCGAAAGCACAGGCACGCAGCAGCACTCCCCATGCTGGCGCCGTGCCGGCGGTGCCGCTGCCTGCAAGCTCCACATCGAAACTGATTTCCTTGTAAACCGTACCGATCAGCTGCTCGGAAGAACCGAAAAAGGGACGGATAAGATCCCGATCGATATTGTTTGAATTCAGCGGGTTCACAGAAAGATTGGAAATCAATACCGCATTGGCGGAGCCTGTGGGCGCCGCATCCGTAGCGTAGGTCGTTTCTATCTTTGCCAGGACGGCCGAATTGCGTGTATAGCGTGCCATGCGAGTCTCCTATGGTTGCGCCGCGATCATTGCTGCGGCTGTTCTTCCGTTCCTTCCTCCACCTGTTCTTCGGTCTCGTCCTTCGTCCATTCGCGCCGCGTGAGCGTTCCGTCTGGGTTACGAACATATGAGCCACCATTTTGCGGCTCATCCTGGCTGGGTATTTCGTTCTCCATGATTACTCTCCTGTCGATCTGACACGGGTGGACTCCCGCTCCTGCAATAGGTTGATCAGTTCTCGCTGCCGCTTCCTATCCTGAGCACAGGACTGGGCATTGGCTTGGAGGTTGGCGAGCGCTTCCCGGGGTGTAGCGGAACCGGATCCGACGGCATTTGCATCAGTTCTGGCGGAAGCGTCAGGGGTGCCGTCCGGGAACCAGGAAGCGTTGTACAGCCTGACCCAATCATCACTGAGCAGGCAGCCAGCAACAGCAGCTGGCTTCTCCTTTTCCTTGACTGTGACGCATTCTGACAGTTGGCCATCATTGACATCGTCGAACTCCTCCCGCCATTTGCGGTAATAGTTTTCTGCCTTACGTTTCCAGTCGATTGCCGCAACGGCATGTGTGGTCGCAGCCTGAGCCGCAGCCTCATAATCTTTGTCCGCCTGCTTTTTATCCTTGAGTTCTTGAGCATCGCGCCGGTCTGATTCCCTGGATACGCCCTCCCGGTAACTCCATCCGCAAAGGCCCGCAATAATCAGGACCGGTATAAGCACACGCAACGCAACGGAGATAATGGCGTCCACGATCAGCCTTCCTTCAGCGTCATATCAAACGCCACCCAGCCATAGGGGTGATCAAGCTGCTGGCTCTGGCGCCAGCTTGTCAGCGTGAGAGAACCTAGTTCCGGAGGCAAATTTCGGGTAAACGCCTTTATTTCGTCGATCATGACGCCCTCCGCGTCTTCAGTCTCGGAAGGGAGCGCTGTTTCCGCAACGGCGAGCTGCGCCACTACCAATACCCGATGCTCTCCATCCCGCGTCATGCCCCCAAGGTAGTGGCTGTAATTTCCCTCGCTGGCTGATAGAACCGTATAGATACCGCGCTTGAGCTCCAGCAGAGGACGTGCGGCAAAATCCTTCAGGTCGCGGGTGACAATACGGGACGGATACATCCCGGCCAGCGTGGATTTGATGGCATTCATGCGGATGGAGAGTGCGCTCACTTGCCGAATACCTCACGCAGGCCAGCGTCGACGCCCTCATTCAGAAGTGCGAATACCCGGCTTCTCATCTGCTCCGCGGCGGGGCGCATGAATGGCTGCGCCCGGGTACCGCGACGGCTGATCGCACGGGCGATGAGAAAGGCTCTATGTCGTGCTTCCGCACCGCTTAACCCCAGCACACGCTCCACCCAGGGTTGCAGATTTGCGGACGGAACAAAATGCGGACTGGTGCCTCCTTCAACGTAGGGCGCGTAGTTGACACCAGGTGATACCCGCCAGTGCAGGGGAGCTATGCGGGAAGCAAGAATAGAATTCGTCAGGGTACTGAATGCTTTGGGTGCGAAGGATTTGGCAGCCCGGGCGACTTCCTGCGCGCCACGTGACAGGAACCGCTCCAAGTTGCGCTCCATCACATCCGGAGCGGTTTCGAATGCCTGCTGCGCTTCCTTGCTGTCGACTCGAAATCGGATATCCATGGCGCGCCAATTTACGCAGATCAGCAAGCCAGAAACAGGGAGGATTGCGGCGGGATGAACTACCAGTTACAGATGATCAATTCAGCTCGATTGGCGCGTCCCTGCACACCACCGACGGTATATTTGATATGGGCTGATTCAGTCCTGAATTTCCCAAATGCCTGGCGCATCTCGGGAATATCGTTGACGCTGATGATTGCCTTTCCCTTGATTGACCGGGCCATCTCTGCCATACGGCCGTATTGATCGAGCTCGAATTGAACCCCGTATCCTTCGGTTCCCCAATAGGGAGGATCAAGATAAAAAAGAGTATGGGGACGATCGTACCGCTCGATGCATTCGGTCCAGTTCAAGCGCTCGATAGTGACGCGAGCGAGCCGTAAATGTGCCGCGCTGAGATCCTCTTCCAAACGCAGCAGGTTGAGCCGAGGTGGCGAGGTGGTTGCTGTACCAAGTGATTGATTTTCGATGCGAGCCCCAAAGCATAGTTTTTGCAGGTAATAAAAACGTGCCGCCCTCTGAATATCAGTGAGGGTTTCAATAGGGGTAATTTGTTGCCATCGAAATATTTCCCGGCTTGACAGTGCCCATTTGAACTGACGTATAAATTCTTCCAGGTGGCGCTGTATCACTCTGTAAAGATTAATCAACTCCCCATTGATATCGTTCAATACTTCAGCTTTGGACGGCTCCTTCATGAAGAACAGCGCAGCTGCGCCGGAGAATGGCTCGACGTAGCAGGTATGGGATGGAAATAACGGCAGGATTCGTGCAGCCAAGCGCCTTTTGCCGCCAATCCACGGGATGATGGGCAAGGATGTCATTGCGAGCCTCTTTCATGGTTATGCTAGACTCCCGCTGCCGTGTCGACAGGCGGAAAGCCTTGGCTATGGCTCACAGCTATATCCTGTGGGTTATTGTGGCCGGATTCATGCGTCAACATGGATCCGGCCGCTTTCTAAACTCTACCGCCTCCTGACTCTCAATGTCGCAGGAACAACTGGCTTATTGATGCCGGACTCGACTATGCACCGAAAATGATAGTCCGCGCCATCCACCCCACCCACTATCTGCTGCAGCACCTTGGCTCCCGATATTTGCGGATCCCCCGAGCGCATAGTGTCGGGATCGGAATCTGCACCCGAGATCACATCAACAGTGATTTCCGGATTCGCGATCGTCTGCGCGATGGCTGAAAAATCGAACGTCAGGACAATGCTTTCTTCTGGATCCTTGGATGCGAGCACGCGATCCTCTCTTAGTGAACAATGCCGGCTATATAACCGCGAGGCCTGGCAGCCGAAATAAAGCGCGAGTCGCTGGCAAAAGTAATCGATGTGCTTATTTCGCCAGTGCTGCAATCATTCGCTTGGCTCGACATCGAAACCTCCAAAATAATAGGGTCGCCCACGCCGATTGATGCGCTGCTACCTGCATTAGACTGACTTGATGACGCAGCAGCGAGAATATGAGCCTGAACAATTGCAGAAGCCGCTGCCACGTTGTCTTGAACGCTGGGGGCCGCAATGAGGGACCCGCTTATCGATATTGCCCTGCCGGTTCCTTCATTTGCTTGAGCCGCGTTTGCAGGGGTTAAGGTAATGCCTGAGCTGATCGAGATCGCCCCAGCAGAGGCTACGTTGCTTTGACTGCAATTCTCTCCCAGTACCAAGCTGGCCTGGCTTATCGCTCCTGGGCTGCTTGTGTTGCCCTGGATGCTTGAATCCCCGACCAGATTTGCCGGAGCTTCAGAAGTCTTGAAGAACCACACGCCCGGCTCATTAACGTGTGTTGCTTCCGTGCTGTCCAGCACAACGAACGCGCCCAGAGTCGGCACAAACTTCATCTTGCCGAGGACGCCATTGATATGACCGCCCCTCGGCGTCAACCCTGCCGGGTCTATCTGATAGGCTGTCCAGGTGGTCGACGCCCATCCGGTACCGGGGTCGTAAGCTGGCAGCGGGATATAGAAAACCGTGCCGGGATTCGTTCCGTTCGAATCCCACAGCCAGATGCGGTCGTTTGCATCATCGTATACCGCCCCGTACCGTGTGGCATACACAGTCGGTGTGAGAACCATCGGGAAAGGGTTGCCAAGCTCATCGATCACCTGGATCGGCGTATCGGCGGTTGACCCGGTCGCAGTTACCGGCATTACCGCGATTTCAGAGGTCTTCCCAGAGAGAGTTGCACCTTGTCGATACAGCATTCCCCGCTTGGAGTCGTGAACCATGAATCCATCGAATATGACGCTATTCGATGTGACGCCTATCTTGGTGCAAGTGTCACGTGCGGTTCCGCCTCGGATATCACCGAAGGTGTACTTGTACCAATTGGGGAAGCCAGACGCCCCGCCCATGGTGAAGTAGCACACATCAGTACCACCCTCATTCACATAGGCCGATGCACCTTGCTTATGATCGAGCGTGTCTATCGGGTAGCCGTCGACCAGATCCCGCCGGTTATGCCACCCGCCTGAACCGAGCCTCGCAACGTTATATCCAGTGCCGTTGCCCCCGCCCACCTTATTGGGGTCAGCAACATGCATGTCGAAAGCGAAAGGCCCCACATGCCGGGTTACCCGAGGATCCGCAGTCACAAGCTCGGTGAATGCGTCTCCACTGTTCGCCGCGGCGCCGCCGAACGTAACGAACACATCCTGGTTATAGAGATATTGGTTGTTGGCGTATGTGTGGCTGGATTGGGGTGCATCCTTCGAAGGAAGCAGCAGATCCGGGTCAGCTGCATCGATCTTTGTCGGAAGGCAGGCCCTGTCCCACAAGCCCGTATCTCCATTCCAGACGTAAAGCTCATCGCCAGTATAATTCGCGTGGCCACCACCCCAGAGCAGCAGGCGCGCTTTCTTCTCATCCCACCCAAAACTGGACCAGGCATAAACCACAGAGGCCTGATTGCCCGGATCTACAGCCCTATCACCCGGGAGAACGGCCGCGTCATAAAAGGAGTTCAGGTTGGCCTGAACCCATTGGTTCAGGGGTGTTGACCGGAGCAGTCCCTTGAGGCGCGAATAAGGATCGGTGGACCCAGTACCGCCCAAATTCGCTTGAACGCAATTCGCAACCGTGAGGGTTTGTACTTGTGTAATTGCACCGGCTGAACCGGCATTTCCCTGCATGCAATTCGCGCCGTGAAACGCAGTGTCTACGGTAACCGCCCCGGTCCCGCCGGCGTTTCCCTGATTGCAGCTCGATCCGGTAAGAGTTACCGGAGGCGCAGCGATCCGGAATGTAACCAGGTTCATAGACCACGGGACAGATATCCCTTGCATGTTCCAGGTCGCGGTTACCGATCCAGCCGCCCCAAGGTCCAGTAGATAAGCTTCTGCGGCATACCAGTATGGCGTGTAAGCTCCGCCGGATGGAACCGCGAATCCGCCGAGAGGACCGCGCAATGCGTCATCCGGCTGCGAGTTTGCCGTATTGATCATCACGATGCCGGTCTCGTTATTCGTCTCGGTCGTGAGGCTTCCACTCGACGGCGAGGATGATGTCCCGCTATTGCTTACCGCCGAACCGAATTCCAGTGTTCCTGAGCTGTCGCGAAGCTCGAATACGGCAATGCTCCGGGCAGAACCGCTCGACATATTTGCCGTTACGGTTAAAGAACCCGAGTTCTTCGCTATACACCACGCCTGCTGGATAGTCTCAGTAATGTCAGCATTCGTTACCTTTGAGCCCGCTATTACAAACCAGGTATTACCATCCGAGTCGGTAACGCTGCTTAGGTTGGCGCCAGTATTCCAATGAATCTCCGCATCAAGTAGATCCCCAGCAGTTGCGGTAAAGGTTACCGATCCGCTGGGGATTGATGACGGCGGGACGTACTGTACGAGCGAACGCGACATCTAGAATTTAAGTCGGCTGGCCGCTGGTGTAAGTCAGGGACGGGAAATTGATCGTGTTTCCACTGGTAACGACCTGGTCGCTCGTTTCATCCGTAACCCACAATACTTTTCCTACGTTATCGGTAAAAGCGATATGCAGGTTTGGAGTCGCACCAGATCCGGCAGATGCCGTTCCGCTCTTAGCGGTGGTCGTTAGGACTCGCGGCGCGTTGTCGGCCCCAGAAAGAGTGAAATCTCCCGATGCCATGACGACTGAGCAAATTGCATTGCCAGTCACCGTCGCGTAGCTGTCACCTGCTGCGTATGCCTTGAGCAACAGCATACGAAGTACATTGTTCTTAATCGCATTGAGGCCGCCGTCCAGGACGTCGGCGTGAGCATATTTGGCCATTTATAGCTCCTGGTAAAGGAAAAGGAGCGCCATGGCTGGCGCTCTTTATATGACCTGCCTTGGACTTAGGCTGCGGCTTGATCGGCTGCTGCCTTGGCTTGGGCCGCAAGTCTCTCATCCCGAATCTTCTTCAGATCGGCGATGGTGCCCCCATCCAGACTATCCTGAAGCCAGGCGAACTGTGCCTCGGTCATGTTGAACTTATGCCCATGAACGGCAAAAACCGTGCCATCCGCGTTGTGAGCGGTCAACGATACCCCGACCAGCAAACGACCTTCTTGAACTTTATCTTCCTGCTGCATTTTCATTTCTCCACAGTTAAGTTTTTGGGCACCATTGCCCCCTACAACGGCGGCACCTTTATTTCTCCATCGGTACCGCTTTACAACTATCCGCCCCCCTGATTTTTGCCTGAGAGCGAATCCTTCCATCCCCCAGCCCTTCTTCGGATCTGGGTTCGTAAGATGATCCTTGATGTCCTCGTGCTCTTCGCGGAAGGGACGGTCGCCCTTGCGCCAGAAGCAGGCCCCTTTGAATTCGAACACCCAATTTTTGATTGCTATCGTCGTCACACCGCGATAAGGCAAATTGTCTGGAAAGTGCCTATAGTTGAGGTAGCGTATGAGGCCAGATCCAAGACCAGTTTTCCTGTCCGGCAATACAATCCACTCAATCGTTGAGGTCCCGCTTTGCCAGTGAAAATCGATGGGAGGAACACCAACAGGGGTCATCCCGCCTTTTTCCCTTCACATATTGCCCGCTCCTCTGCCCGTCTTTTCACCAGGCCTGGAAGTACCTTTCTGCTGGGCCCATATTTGAATGCCTCGATTCGTGCGCATGCTTCGGCATACCGCTCGGAGTTGATGAGATCGATCAGGTTGGGCGGCTTTCCCGGTGCAGCTTTGCGGCAGAATGTGGGAACGCCAACGTTGTACGCCAGGCGCACGTAGGCTTCATATTCATACTGGTACAGCGGCACGGTAACGCAACGCCTGACTCCGGCGGCATAGACTCCCTCGATCTCATCCAGCAGCCTTACCAGTGAGCGCGCGGGCGTGGTTTTGTCGCCCATCCTGACGCCGGCGGTGGAGCCGAATCCGATAGTTGGCACGTCGCCGGGCACGGGAATGTAGGCCTCCTCCCGGTAGTCCTCGTGGACCGCAATTCCTACCAAGGTGGAGGCGGCCAGCACCATCATGGCAACAGTGGCGCGGGCCTGGGTCGGAGTCGGCTTGATCATCTCAACAGCGCCTCATGCTGTGCAGCACGATCCAATTATCCATGCTCCTCCAGGCACTCCAGCTGTGCCTTCACGTCACTCTTTGGATCATCGCTTTTTATACCAACGCAAGGATGGTCGGATTGCGCGGGAGCCGGAGTCATCTTTTGAATCTGCTGTTTCAGCTTCGGATGATTCTCTTGCGGAGCTGCAATATCGACGGGCGGGGAAACCGGTATGGGCTTTTGCTCACTCGGTGGGGCGGACATGGGTTTTTGCTCACTCAGTGGAACAGTACAAGCCGCCAGAATGATGGCGGCGATCAAAAATGCGTATCGCATCACCTTCTCCTTAGTAATTGATGAGCAATCCGGTCCAACTTTTCATTGAACTCGCGCATCGTTTCGCGATTTTCCTGACTCGTCTCCCTCTGATCTTGCCGGAGAGATTTGATATCATCTTCCAGCCGCTTATTCGTCTGTTCCTGATAAACCTCACCGCGCTTGATGCCTGTGAGGTCATTCTGGATCGTGTTGTATGTGGCTATCCCAGACGCCAACAATCCGCTGATGCTCAGGATGCCGCTGAGCGTAAGTGTGAAGTTGGAAGCGCCCTTGCGATGCGGCTTTTCATCTTCCACTTTTTCTCCATTTACCATTTGTCATCGCCTTTTTTATTGCACCCTGGAATCGAATTCCCGCATCAGGGCCTCGAATAAGTACGTCGGCGTGCCGTTTCGAGTTCCGCCCGAGATCCCATCCCGCATGGAAACCGGCTTGCTTGCATTCCGCGTGGCTAATTCCCGCATGGCTTCTGCCTGCGCCCGCAACAACAGTAGGCCACGATCACCCTGCGCAACCGTCGTTTCGGCTGCATCGGCGGATATGATGTGAGCCGCGAAATAATAAAATTTGTAGATCGATCCCAACATGGCAATCTGGTGTGAGGTAGGAGCCGGCAACAAATACAATTCGCGTACGCCGCCATTCACTGCCAGGCGCACGTTCGGCAAATACCCTGTCCAGGAACGTTCCCAGGGACGCGAGGTGCGGCCCACTCCCCACAATGCCGATTTGAACATCAGGATATCCACCGGGGCCGCATAAGCCTGCTGATCAGCCACCAGGGCAAGCGTCCCGAGCAGCGTGCGCGGGCGCACCCGTCCCATATCCTGCGCGGCTGCATCCAGCAGACGGCGAAAATCTCCGCCATCCTCAGCCGTGAATATCTCGGATGCATCGTGCAGGCTCTCGGATAGATCCGAGATCAGCTCCGCGCGCGACATGAGCTCAGGCATGACTAGGATTTAACTTCGGCGCGTTTGAGTATTTCTTCTGAAACGGCGCTCAGAACACCCTTGCGAGGAGAACTTGAAAGCTGCTCGAGTTCGCCGAGCCGCTCCAGATCGGTATCGGATAATCCCGGCAGAGCTGATGCCACGTCAGACACATTCGATTTCAGAAGGTCTGCCAGGGGATCGGCAGGCGGTTCTTCAGGCGACTCGACTGAAGGCGCCGGCCGCAGATTATGCGGGACCTCATGCTCGTGAAAATGCCGGGTCTCACCCGGCAGAATCATCGAAGTACCGACATAGATGGGCATGCGGGTGTTGTTGTGAACGGGGGTTTTCATGGGATACCTCATATGCTATATGACTGAAGAACCCGGCAGCTTCCGGGTTCATGCTGTTTGCATTACGATCAACGGGAGACGCGCGCGGTAGTGCTGAACAGGGCGATGGAGGTGTAAGCCCCCTTCAACTGTGTCGGCGTATGCAGCACAATAAACTGATCGCCGTACGCCTCTTTCTTGCCGGTGAAGCGGCCATTACTGTCGCGCTGATCCTGCAGCTGTCCCATGGCCCAGGGCTTCATCATCCGGTAGCGCGTCTGGCCCCGTTCGCCGATGATGATGCGCTGGTCACCCATCGCCAGGCCTGGCGCAGTGGTGCGGAAATTGGGAACATCCTTGACCCGTCCGAGATTGCCTGAACCGTCCAGATCGGTACCGTTGCGTTGGCCTATCTCGACAAAGCTGCGTGCCTGTTCGATCTGTGTGCGAACCGTGCCGGACATGAGGCCGAAATTGGCCATGTAGTAGCGGTCGGACTCGATCACATTCTTGCGCAGGCCGTAGCGGTACAGGAAACTGTCCCAGAACAGATCGGTGGCCACGGACCCTTGATCGGTATCGAATTTGTACACGTTGGTGGTGTAGCTATAGGTCGCCACGATCGCATGGGTACTGGTGTTCGGGGAAGGCACGCCGAGCTGGTTGACGAAGTGGATCTCGCCCAGGTTGTAATCCATCCAGTAATAGAGGCCGGCTGATTGTGTATTGGTACCGTCATACTCGGTTATCGTCACAGCGTTGCTCTTTACCGTGATCGGATACAGCGTGGTGCCTACCTGGTTGCCCTGCAGGTCATAAATCTTTTTCGGGCGCACAACGGGAAATTGCGCCAGAGGCCAGATGCTCTTGGTACCGTTGCCGGTGCCTGCAGCCTCATTGACCACATCGCTGGTTGCATACTGATCCGACGCATTGAGTATCTCGTTGAAGATAAAGCGTTCACCGTCCTCTCCGATAATGCGGGATGCATTCCGTGCGTTTTCCGATACGGCGTCCCAATCGAGCTGTCCGTTGCTGGTCAGGTAGCGCAACTCGTCACTCACCTCGAACGCTATTTTTTGAGGGAGCGGATAAGCGGTTTCGCTGGTTTGCTTTACCCCGGCACGCGGAATCGATCCACCTTCGTAAACCCGGGTGCTGTTGATGCCGGCGGCGCTGGTATCGCGATAGCTGTAAGGAATCAAGGCCGAGGCAGAAAAAGGCAATGTGCCGGCATTCACGAATTGCAGTCCGATCATGTTATAGAGCGCCTCGCGTATCACCGTGCGCTCGAAAATTGCCGGAACCGCGACGTCGGAAACGACTCCATCCCCGGCCGCCAGCAATTTATGCTCCGCATGCAATTGCGCGCCGTTTGCGACGTCGAACTCCGCCAGAACCTTTTCGGCAAAATCCTTGTTCACCGCCTGCAGCTGACCACCGGTATTGGAGAACCGCCGCGCGGCCGGCATGCCTGACAGGCCGAGACGCTTGTCTGCCGACTCCTGCAGGGCCTTGACCTCATTGCCGGAATCCACAGCGATATGCACTCTGCCGGCGGGCCACTGGAAACCCATGCCAGCCAGCTTTTTGGCTGCGGCAATATGATTTCCTTGGGAGATCTGCAATTCAGCCAGCTTCTTCACCTGATCCGCTGTCATTTCCGCGGTAATCAGGTCCATCGCAGTTTCTGCCAGCTCTTTCCTCGTGCCCTCATCCAAGGACGTGGCGGCGTTGATCGTATCGGTCAGCAGCTTGACGTTGCAGGCGCGTTTCTCGGAAAACTTCCTGGATTCTTCCGCCTGGCGCGCAGTCTCATCCGCCATGAGTTTTCTCACATCATCGGCGATCAATCCTCCCGCAAGATTCGGAACTTCGATCGATAGCTTGATATCCTTCTCCCCGGCTGCGCGGGCGGCGTCGATCTGCTCGCCGAGCTTCTTGCCCGATTCCGCGAAGGCATCCATCAACAGCTTCGCCTTGACCTCATCGGTCACGGGCTGCACGGCTGTCTCGAATGCGGTGAGCAACTGAACGCGCATCGGCTCGGAAAGCGCCACGATGGCGGCGAGCGCCGCACTCAGAATTTCGGATAATTTCTTATGCATGACTTGAATCTCCTGTAATAAAGTGGATTGCAATTCGGGATGAATCAGCGTGGGAACATCCCCATCGCTGGCTTCGGATAGTTGGATAGGATCGAGCCGCTTGACCACCGGGCGCGTCACCAGTCCGGCACCCATCATCACGGCGCCGTGCTTTTGTCCGCTCTCGTTGTCCTGGAAATTTTCGTTGTACTCGATCGAGCTGTAGGCGTAGCCCTTGTTCTTGATGGCATCGATGCCATAGGGAGTCCATTCCACCTGGGCACGCAATCTGTCGCCTTCCAGCTTCAGCTGCAATACCTTGCCCGCAGCGCCATTGTCGGGTTTGTGGGAAACATCGTAGAAGATGTCCTGCCCATATACGCGCTTATCGAAGTTCTCGACAATCTGCCCGAGCATATGGCGGCTGATCTCGAACTGGCCATAGCGGGAGTCGCTGAATGTGCCGGTGCGAGTCACAGTCACCCAGCTCGTCTTTTTCCCTTCCTCCAGCGTCACATGGAGTCCGGACAGGAATCTCACTGTCCCGGTTTGGTTTTCCGACAATCGGATGATTCGCAGCGATAGCATGATGACCTCCGTTGGGGTCCGTGCCGCGGGCGATCAGAGGAAGGGCGAGCGAGCCAGCTGCTGATTACCCGCGGTGGACTGATCGGGATAATCGGGTAAAGCTCAAGACATAAACAGGGAGGATCACGGCACGTAAATGCACCAATGCCTGCTATAGCTGAAGCAGCAAGGAGATAGAGATGGCGCTAACAGGGCGTTCACAGGGTTATCCACAGAAAATGTGGATGGTATGGGCAATAAAAAAGCCCGCCTCGAGCGGGCTTTTTGGCGATTGAAGTGGGATCAGGCGGGTTCGTGAAGGAGCGCCTTGCGCACGCCGAAGGGGTCGCCTGTATCGAATCCCTCCAATTCGATTTCGGCAAGCGGCACCTTGAGTGCCTTAGCCTGTGATATCGCGGCAGCCAGCACCTGGTGGCAGGCGAGTGCGTAGCCGCTTCCCGGCTTCCCCAGGCCGCGCTCCTTCGCGACATAGACCATGTTGTAGATGATCGACCAGTAATGTTGCCAATCAGCCGTTACGCGGGGTGCCGTGGGGGAAAGCTTGCCGCTGGTCGCCTGGTGCCCAGGTTTCTTGCGGCTCAGCAGGACATTCGTGTCGAATCCTTCCAATCCAATTTCCGCAAGCGGCACGTCCCACACGTCCGCCTCCGAAATTGCTGTCTCAAGTAACTGATAGCAGGCAAGGCCGTGATCTCCTCCCCGGTCTTCCAGCCCGCGCGTCTTCGCCACCCGGATCATGGCGTTCGCTATCGAGGCATAGTCATGTGCCAGCCTGGACTCTTCACTCATTCTTTCGCTCCTCCAGAATACCACGCAGGATATCGATGTGTTCCCGCTGACGCCGGATATCTTCCCTCCATCCTTCTATCAGCCCGTCCCGCTCACGCGGATCCATATCATTGTAATTCTGTGCCTTGGACAGTGGATTTGCAATCCAGTTTTCATGGGCTGAAATCTGTTTTTCGATTTTGCGTATCCCCTTCAGCAGTTGCCTCTCGCCTTGCTGGCGATAGCTTTTATACCATCCGTTATGCCTGCCTCCAGCTTTTGCGGTCTCGTACGCGGCGGCAATGACTGCTCCCTGCTTGGCACGCCCTCGAATTCCAGCCTCGAATGCCTTGGCCTTGTTGGCGCCCAATACCCCCTTGCGCTGCTCGGGGGTCAGCCGTGCCAGCGCCTGCTCCATCGTTTCCTTGCCTGCCCGGTCCGCCTCCGTGATTTCATCCTTGAATACGATTTCCACGTAGGAGAGCGTATTTGGATGGGCTGGCCATGGGCATTTTTCCCGGCTCGGATAAACCCCCGGTCCCAGTCCGTACAGATTGGCGGTGGCATGCAAGTCGCAGATATCAGGTTCAGGATGTGCTGGGGATAACAGGAAGCGCACCCCGGCAGTGTCGGGATGATCTAATGCTCCGGCGATGTAGGCTTCGCCGTGGGCCCGGTTGATCTCGGTGCGCATCAAGCGCATGGCGTTATCCATCGGGCTGCCGGTGCCGGTCAGCACGCTCGCAACCGTTTTACCGATGCGGGCGCCCTCGGCGGCCTTCATTTTATCGGCGAGTTCCATCGGCACCGACTGTCCCCGCATCAGCAGCTCACGTGCGGCCTGCACTGCACCATGGCCCTCGATGACTGCCATTTCAATTGCGTTGATCACTACGTCGCGCGCATGGCGATCGAGCCTCCATATCCGATCGGACAACTGCAGGCCATCCTCGGCTATGAAAGTGCGCACGAAACGCAGCGCCTCGTCTGATATTCGCATTGCCGCGGCTGAACTCAACATCGCCTCCGACTGCACCCCGGCGCCGGCAGCGGTCAATGGCGCGGTACCGAAGCGCGCCGCATTCTCAAGCCCATTATCAAGCAACGCATGGCGCGCGGATGCCAAAGACCTCAGCCGTTCATTCACCTGCGTCAACACGTCCTGCAGCTGGGCCAGGGCAATGTTTCCATCTCCTCCACCAGCTGCTGCAATGCGCGTGCGCAGATCGGCGGCAGCCTGCTGATAGAGTTGCTGAAGTTCCCGCAGCGCATCAGCATCGAGCCTGTCCATGGAGCGTTGCGCGGTAACGGTGGCGCGCTTGATGGCGGCTTGAACCTGCCTATCGGCCATTGTATGTCATCAAATAGCGCGGCATTGGCGTCACGTCATCCACCGCCCCGATATTCGGGGGGTTGTAGAATCGCTTGCCGTTGAAGTCTTTTCTTCCAAGATGTCTTCCGGAGCGAATAAGGCGGGGGGAGCGCGGCCGGAAATTCGAATCTAGCAGCGGATCAGCGATTATCGTGTTGGTCAAGATGGACGCACGATCCGCACTGTCATATCCATGAATGCAGTTCGTATCTCCGGTAAAGCCTGTGACGTCTGGGAAAATGTCCACTCCATATTGCCCGCGTCCTTTAAGAATATTGTTCGTTACTTCCCCGTTCTTGCAATTCGGGAAGGCAGTTATCTCTCCATTGTTGCGAATCCCTGATGGTCCCAGATTATTATTTGTCAGGGTGTTGTGGTACACCAAGATGCCGTGCGCGGAAGCCATGACGACTCCGGAAGCCTGATTTTCGTACGCAATATTTGCCTCTAAAAGATTTCTGTCTCCCAGATTGCAAGAGATCCCCGCGCCGCCGTTCCGCCAGCATTTATTCCTGCGCACGGTCGAATCGTCCGCACAATTATCCAGAGCAATGCCATGCCCTTCGACAAAAGGCGAGATAGGATCATTGATGTTTTCCCAGGCCTCGTTATCTTCAATCAAAAGGTTATAACAGCGACCCCAGAAATACCGCACATTTTGCGTTGCCGGGTTAGTGACTGAGTTCAGATTGACGTACAGATTTCCACCCGCGACCCCAAACTCTCCCGCCGCTGGGGTGGCAGGGGTGACGGTATTCTTCACCAGGCGGCCGTAGCCATTCACCCCGCTAATCACGTAATAAACGTCCGTTTGGTAGGCCGCGAGTGCGCGATACCAGACAAGCCCGGATTGCGTCCAGCCTGAGGTTGTAAATTCTTGCAGTCGATACTTCGAAGAAAGGCCGTGACCGCCTGCGGGCGCATTGAATCCATTACCCCAGAATTTGCACCTGCGAACGGTCACGTCATGAGCGCCGGCGATCAGCATCCCATGGACGGGGTTATTTCCGTACCCGCAATCCTCAAAAAGATAATCGCCAGTATCGCCAGTTGAGGTGTCCGTTCCACCAAAATGTAGGCCGGTGCCCCCGGCCCCGGGCGCCGCGTTCATAAAAAAACAACGACGAAAAGCGTGCCCCGAGTTCGGAGTTGCCCCGCTCGCGAAAAGATATAGGGTGTACGTCGCACGGTTCAGCGCGTCGAAATATTGGTCCTCCATGTCCACATAGCTCCTGCCGGACATGTTCAGGATGTAGGCGTTGTTCATCGGCCCGGAGGGCGGCGGCGTCCATATTGCGTATGGCACCTGTGAAACTCCATAGACGCCCCATTTTGTACGGTTCGTCGTGCTCGCCCCGGACCCTACCGCAACGTTCGCGCTTGAGGCGACCTGTTGCTTCCCGCGTCTAAAAAGGTATAGATCTCCCTGCGCAGCGCCCGGAAAACCGGAATTCGCAAAGGTATCGTAACTCTGCTTCGGTTTGTCCTGGCTCTTTCCTGTGTTCCCGTCGGAGCCTAAATCCGAATCGAAATACCATGTCGTCATTCTTAATCACTCACGAAGTGAAGAACTCGAAAGTATTCCAGTGTCAACACTTCGCCCGCATTCGCCCTCTGTCCTATTATCTCGACAGTAACGTTGACTGAAAAATCTATGGTGAAGGTCTGTGGGGTGCCCGATCCGGCAACGGCGTAACCGCTGTCATACGGCTGAATCTGTGATTTGAGTGAGTTGCGATTTGACAGTACAAAGAGCGGAGCCTCTCTCGTCGATGTGGTACGAGTCGCTGCGTAGACCGTGACACCGGCTATTTTGATCTTTAGAGTTTTGCTGTTCGCACTCGACGGAAACGTCCATAGCGGTTCGATCTGAAGGATAGAATTTTCACCTAGGACGCCCGCTGCGATGGTAAATGACGCCAGCGTTTCGTCAACGCTAGTAGAAGCGCAGGATAAGGGAACGGACGACCCGGCCAAAATCTCAATTGGCCGGGTAACAAACGGAATATATTTCGACGGAACCTGCTCGAGTTGCATGGCGTTACTCATAAAATCTCCTCATCTGTTTGTTATATCCGTCGCGCTCTCACCCTTGCGCCCATTGCCTGGCGTGATGCTCATCCGCGGGGGATTGGCACCACCCCCCGCGTCGGGGTATGGATCATAGTTTTTGGCTTCCGACTTCCGGCGCTGCTCTACATATGCGGGGTCATACCCGAGTTCTTCCCACACCATTCCTTGAGGCAATCCCAGGGCTTTCAGTTTCAGGCCGCGATCTGTCGTCTGAGTGGCCGTCTCTGTACGCCGCTCGGCGAAGGTGATGGTGAAATCCTCAGCATCGGGATTGATGCCTTTCAGCAGCAGGTGCAGCCGGAAGCCGGCCTCGTATCCGAAAGAAAGGGTATCCTGGAGAACATCCACCTCATCATAGTAATCTCGCTTCAGATCNTCGAGGATGTCGCGGGCAAGACCATCGGTATAACCCATCATGCCCTTGGGCAACGGCGATCCGGAAAAAAATGTATCCAGGAGATGCACTATGTCGCGGATATGGTCCAGATTCACGTCCCCTTGCACAGCCGATACGCCGCCTTCCTTGTTCATGTAATAGTCGGTCGTGATCTCGTGCTGATCCTTTTCCACCTGGGCGCGGTACTTCTCGATATCCTCCTCGGTCGCACCTTTCAGCACATGCGCCAGCCGTAGCGGGGCGCGGGTGCGGCGCCGTATGACCAGGTCTTCTTCGGTCATGGTGAGTTTGCGCCAGGTGGTGCGCGTCGCATCCATGAAGGGGCGACCAAGACTACCCAGGTCGTCGAAATTATCGGGATCGAAACGCGCGTGGAACAATTGCCAAAGCGGAAAGGTTGCCAGCTCCGTTCCGGTCATGACGTCGAACTGGATATAGGCTTTGGTCACATCCTTGAACCGTCCGGATTCATTGATATTCGGCAAGATAGTTTCGGAAGGCATGCGCACACCCGATACCACATTAAATCCTGAGTCCAGGACCCACTGAATCGGCAGATTTCCTTCCATTACCAGGCCGCGCGCGTCGGACTTGAGCTTTTCCACGCGATCCAGCTGCAGGCGGCGCTGGAAATCATCCCATTGCCGAGACAAGATATCGCTTGATTGCGCCTGCTGCATGATGAGCCCGCCCTTGATGGTGTCGCGGGCAATGCGGCTGTGTATCCGCTTGACCCGCCCATCCAGGCGGTCCATCTCCCGCACGTCCAGGATAGCCTGGCGCAGATCTGGATCCACCCACATGAGGCGGTAAAGGTATTTGATCTGATCTTCCGGAGTTGGCCTCCGCCCTATCTCGGATGTCGCTCCGGATTGAGCCGCATTTTCTTGCGGTAATCCTGGATCCTGCTTCACCAGTTTCGGAAACCACCGCTGCAGCAGATTCATGGCAAATCCTTTTTAAATATTTTCACGGTTCTGACATTCCGCCAACCATCTATCAGGCCCAGTTCCACCAGTTCCTTTATTTCGGGCACCAGCTCCGGCATATGCGTCATCACCAGCTGCCTTTTTTCTGCGACGCGCGCCTGATCGATGTCGCTCAGCGGCTGTAATACGCGTGGTGCAGGTGTATTGCTTTCAACTGGTACAGGATTTTTTATGCGTGATTCCCTGCCGGTTGCTCGAGCATATTCATTCATACCGATGCCTCCATCATGTTGCCGGGCTCGGGAACACGATCGCCCAACAGTTGCCCCCGAGATTGGGTGCGGTACCCGATTACCGCCGGCACATCTTCCGCGCCATGAGTCACCAGTGCCCACACGCTGGCGCAGGCCGCGTCGAACAGGTCATCTCCCAGTTTGGCGTTCGCCATTTTGTAACTGGCATAACTCGCCTTAGTGGCCACAGCCTTGATATTCCCCAGTTGCCGCACGAACGCCACCCAATCTGGTGATCCAGATACCGCGGCTGCGGGGGGTAGCCAAGTAGTGTTAGCGGCCTCTTTGGCTTCCGCGATATCGCGGCTATCATCGAAATAGGGGATTGCCGCCTGGCCGTTGTGGAACGTGGCCCGCAGCGCCGTAGCCATGCCATGCTTGATCATGCCTTCGAAGCGAATGGGGGAGAACGGCCATCCGGTCCAGGCGGTTGCAGTACTCTGCCCATCGCTGATCGTGCGGCGATCGATATCCGTAAGTCCGCGGGAGAATAAGCGATCGTTCAAGCTGGTAAGCATTCCCAGGCCATATGCATCTCCCATGGCGTAATCCGGACGGAAATAGTCCCATAGCCCCAGGAGGTCCATTTCTACCACCTTGTCATCCGCGCCGGCTGGCCAGCTTTTTACGAATGGGAACGTCACGTAGTTGCCGATCTGTTCGGAAACCACCAACGCCGATTTCGAGGCCGTGAGGCTCTCTCCATGCCCGCTGTGATCGTAGCCAAACGCCAGTAACCCGCGCTTCTTGTAGCGCCCGCCTGGCATAGGCTCGGCGATTTGCATACGCGCCTGCAGGCCAACGGAAATAGCCTTGCGAATGAATTTTTCCCAGATGTGGTTTTGCGCTGAGACGTTCTTGCACAGGAATTGGCGGATGAACTCTCCCTCCGGCAGCTGGGCGCGCATTTCCAGCATGAATGCCTGGTTGAGTATTCCCATTTCCATGCCCAGGTAGACATTAACGATCGGCAACAGGTGATATTGCTTGGAGTCGATCAACTGCTGGAGCACGTCGGCTCCCTTGAAAACGCCTGTTACCCGGATCTGCGGCTTGAATGAGATGGCTTTATCGGCTCCCATCCGCCGGGCGCCGCCCAGCATTGGCAGGAACCGGGAAAGCAGCCTGTCTGCCGGCATGTCGTCGATCTCCTCGATAGAGGCGTAGCTGATCGCATCGCCGTCAATCTGGCTCATGATCCCGTAGGCACTGGCCTTGCTGCCGTTTACAAACTGATATTTTGTGTCGGAGAGCTGCTCGCGGCCGCTTTTGTGGACGATATAACCTCGCAGCATCGGCGATCGCCGGATGGCGTCAGTGTGGTAATTCAGGTTGGCCTGCGCCTGCTGCAGCCGCGGCGCCACAATGCCTAGCTCCTGGGATGCCATGGTCGCGTTATGTTTGAGCGCGTGAAGCTCTTTTACTGCAGTTTTTCCGGTGCGCCGGCAGGAAACGTCGATGGTGTTGGGATTTGCATCCATCTCCAGGCATTTCAGAACCTGCACCGGGTCGAGTTCGACGTTATGCACATGCTTGTGCCATAACGCGTGATCATCCTTGTAGCGCAATAGCTCCTGCTCAGCGCGGTATGCGACGCGCGCTCGTTCGCTGGAACTGACGCGAATCACCGTTGGCCGCCGCTTTCCTGCTGATACTCGACCAGGATAGGATCGGTATCGGTCTGTTTATTGGCTCGCATGACTTTTTCGGCCATCGACTCGAGTATCTGCATGGTGCGTTGCCGGTAAGCATCCACACCCTCCCGGGATTCCTGTTCATGGGCAAGGCGGCCTACCTCCTGGTCTTCAGACTCGATAACTTTCTGGGTCATCCCCATATCAGCCAGGGACAGATTGGCGCGGGTGAGCAACTCGCCGAGAGGCCGAAATAAAGGGTGAGCGGATATATCCTTGATGATTTTGCGATCGCCATGCTCATCAATGTATTCCGCGATCACTAATCTCTGGCTTTCCTTATCTATGTACCATTGCGGGGCCTCGATCTTTACGCCATCCCCTACAATCGTTTGGATAATCTGCTGCACCACGGCCAGGACCGACGCCTGAAGATCGGAATAAATACCCATCAAATGCTTGGGATTGCGCTGCTCGAAGGCGGCGTGATGCAGCATGAACAATTCAGTTTTTTTAACGCAAGCAGGCTGCGAGGCACAAAAAATGCGATTGACATCGCACGTCACGCAAAAGGCGTAACCATCAGGCTTGGCAGGGAAATAAGTTGCGGTGCGGGCCGATAGCCCATGTTTCATCGCGTTGAAGCGCGTGCGCTGTGATTCTTCTTTGGTAGGATGCCCTTCCAGGTTAGCGGCTGTTGCCGCCTTCCCTTCTTCCGTACGTGGGCCGGTGGCATTCGCCCAGGCCTTCATCAGGCCCTTTTCCCAACCCACCTGCTCGCATTCCGTGCCGCAATGCGGGCACTCGCCGTGATAGGTGAAAGGGTGATGTGTCAGATCAGGAGTATCTTCAATACGTGACGGCTCAGCCTTGAACGTGCGATAGCACGGCGAGCAGTAAAAGGTAATCTCTGAAAGGGGCTTGGAGCGGTCTATAGCCATGGTGCGCAGTATTGCGTATCACGGCAAGCCAGAAACAGGGAGGATTGCGGCGTTCAATCGTTACGCCGCGCGCTTTAGAAAGCGGGATGGAAACTCAATTTCGAGATAAATGGTTCGTAGTGAGACCTGGTCGGGGAGCCATCCTGCCTTACTACGAACCGTATCAAATCCGGTACGATTCACGAGCTTTTCAGCTCGATATTCGATCCTAAGTCCTTTATCGTTCACGACAATCTGGTCGATGAACGAAGAAAAGAATAATCTTAATTTCTTTTCATCAGCCGTGGTCATTACGATATCGCGCAAAAGGGAAGCCATCTCCAGTACATCGTCTTCATCAATCGAGACCTCAGGCACCTCCTCTTCCTCGAGCGCCACCAGCTGCAGATCAAGGTCGTTCCGCATTTCCTTAAGTTCGCGCAGGCGTTGTGTGAGATCTGCCATATTTGGCGCATTTTTTCCGTGTAGCTCGAGCACATTAAACAGATTTTTTAACCTTCCTTCAGTCTCACGCAATCGGTCTACCAGTTCCTTACGTCGGCGAGCACGATCTTTCACCCATTTGCCAGTCAGCTCGTGTATTTCATTGATCGTTTCAACCAATCTGTCCCGGGTGAGTATCTTGTCCAGAATGACATTTATCAGCCATTGATCAAGATCGGGGGCGGGAATACGCCTGTTTTCACACCCAGCGCCTTTTTGGGCTGTCGAGCAGTTGTAATAATAGTAACGCTTATTGCGTCCCGTCCCATTTTCGGAGCGCATGGTAAGGCCGCATTTCCCGCACTTTAATAGTCCCGTAAAAACGAAATTGCTGTGAGGAGAACCGC